ATGCTCTCCGGCATGGCCTTGTTTCTCAAAACCTATGAAGCGGAGCTGGACGACGCCGCTTTTATCAAGCGGCTGTCCCTGGCAGACGCGGATGAGATCATCCGGCGGGGCAAGATGGATTTCTCCACCAATAAAGCCGCGCTCCGCTTCGCCCGTGTCATTTGGGACAAGTACAACGGCCAGCGTGGAGGGCACAAGCTCCCTTACCGTTTCAATGGCTGATACATCACAAAACTGCCGCAGACCAGGGAGGTCTGCGGCAGTTTTTACCACAGATTTTGACCAGAGGGGAGGAAACTCATGGAACAGCGAGTTTATACCAGGGAGCAGATCGAGGCTATGCAGGACGTGGACGTTCGGACGGTGGACCCTTCTGATCTGCGGGATATTCGAGATGTGAAGGTCAACACCGACCTGCCCAAGCGGGAACGGATTCTTGATTTTATCCGGCAGATCGGCAACCCCTATTGCTACCGGCACGGGAAGTATGTGGTGAAGGTCAGCTTCACCGACACGGATGTGACCCTGGAGGACCGGATGCTCTCCTACATACGCTCCAAATGCTGACACAAACTTTTTTGCAAAACACTCTGGACATTGCCGGGAAGTTATGTTAATATGGCGGCAACAGGACAAACCGGCGCTCCCCTGGTTGTTAAAGTGTTTTGCTGATTGACTTTAACAATTAGGAGAGAAGAATATGAAAATTTCCGCTGAACAGGTATGGAATACCTGCGGTTACGTTCGCCTGTCCCGCGAGGACGGCGACAAGGAGGAAAGCAACAGCGTCACGGGTCAGAAGGATTTGATCCGTGACTACATGACGCGCCACCCGGAATTGCGGGAGTGCGGCATGAAAGTGGATGACGGCTACACAGGGTCCAATTTTGACCGTCCGGCATTTCATGAGATGATGGCCGAGGTCAAGGCTGGCAAGATTAACTGCATCGTGGTCAAGGATTTGTCCCGCTTCGGCAGGGACCACTTGGGTGTGGGGGAATATCTGGAACAGTTATTTCCTTTCCTGGGTGTGCGTTTTATCGCAATCAACGACAACTATGACAGCCTGCACAGCAACGAGGAATCTGATGAGCTGGTCATCCCGTTCAAAAACCTCATAAACGAGGCATATTGCCGGGATACCTCGGTGAAAACACGGAGCCAGCTTGAAATCAAACGCCAGCGCGGAGATTTCATCGGCTCTTTTGCTGTTTTTGGCTACCGGAAGGACCCGGAGAACCGCCACCGCCTGCTGGTAGATGAATACGCCGCCGGTGTGGTACGGGATATGTTCAAGTGGAAGCTGGAAGGAATCAGCGCGGGCGATATTGCCGACCGCCTTACAGCGGCGGGCATCCCCACGCCTATGGACTACAAGCGGTCCCAGGGGATGCGCTACTCTACGTCCTTCCGGCTGAAAGAGGAATCCGTGTGGGATGCCGGGATGGTGCTGCGGATTCTGAAAAATCCGGTCTACATCGGCGTGTTGGAGCAGGGGCGCGTGACCACCCCCAGCTACCGGGTGAAGCGGCTGGTGGTGAAGCCCCGTGAGGAATGGGCGGTGGTGGAAAACTGCCACGAGGCCATTATTGACCGCTACGACTTTGAGACGATCCAGAAGGTGCTTGCCTTGGACACCCGCACCAGCGTCAGCGGCAGGGCGGTGGAACTGTTTTCCGGTATGGTGAACTGTGGCGAGTGCGGCGGGGCCATGATCCGCAAGACGGTTTCCTCCGGCAAGAAGAAGTATGTCTATTACGTCTGCGCCGCCCACAAGAACGAAAAGAGCTGCTTTGCTCACTCCCTGCGGGTGGAGGTGCTGAACGAGATTGTATTGGAGGCTTTGAAAAAGCACATTCAAGACGTGATCGACCTCTCTGACCTGCTGGAACTGACCGACACGGCCCAGCTTCAGCAGGCAGGAATGCGGAAACTGCAAGGCCGTTTGGAGAAGAAGCGGGAAGAAATCGACCGCAATCAGGCCCTTTTGCGCTCCCTCTATGAAAGCCTTGCTGACGGCGTGATCGACAGGAACGAATACCAGGACTTAAAAAAGACCTACTCCCGCCGCCGCGCCGAGGCAGAGGAACAGGCCGAGGCCATTCAAGAGGAAATGAGCCGGGAAATGAGCAATCTCTCTGAAGGCCGGGACTGGATAGAGCAGTTTCGCAAGTACCAGAACATTGACGCTCTGGACCGCACGATGATTGTTTCTTTGATTGAGCGCATTCTGATTTTCCGTGATCGCAAGGTTGAGATTGTCTACCGCTGGCACGATGAATTTCAGTGGCAGGTAGATTTGCTCCGGCAAGCAGCCCTTCCTGGAAGGGAGGCGGTCTGAGGTGGCGAGGACGAAACGCAAGGTCAATCCCATTCTGCCGGTAGCGGTCCCCGAAGAAAAGCCCAAGCGGGTATATCAGGCGGGCGGCTATGTCCGGCTGTCGGTGGAGGACAGCGGAAAGCCCGGAGCGGACACGATTATCAATCAGCAGGAATTGATTCAGAGCTACATTGACAGCCAGCCGGATATGCAGTTCTATGACCTCTACTGCGACAACGGACGGACAGGGACCAACTTTGACCGCCCGGAGTTCGAGCGGCTGATGGAGGATGTGCGGGCTGGGAAAGTGGACTGCATTGTGGTCAAGGATTTATCCCGGTTTGGCCGCAACTATCGGGAAACCGGCAACTATCTGGAACGGATTTTCCCACTTCTGGATGTGCGGTTTATTGCTGTCAACGATAATTTTGATACGCTGACTGCCGAACGGTCCCAGGACGGCTATATTGTGCCGCTGAAAAATATCATCAACGAGGTTTACAGCAAAGACATTTCCAGGAAGCTGCTGCCCGTATTCGCGGCAAAACAGCGGAACGGGGAGTTTATCGGAACCTGGGCGATTTACGGCTATCAGAAATGCGCTGACGATCATCACCGGATTGAGCCGGACCCGGAGACTGCGCCGGTGGTCCGGGAAATGTTTCAATGGCGGTTCTCCGGCATGAGCTATCAGAGCATTGCCCGGAAGCTGAACGAGCGGAACGTCCCTTCCCCTGGCCGGTATCACTATTTGAAGGGAAATTCAAAATCCGAACACTATGCCAACACAATTTGGAATGTATGCTCCGTTAAGAACATACTGTCCAGCGAGATTTACCTGGGACATATGGTGCAGGGAAGGAAACGATCCGGGCTTTCTGAGGGCAGAAAGACCTGCCGTGTACCAAAATCCGAGTGGGTGATCGTTCGCAATACCCATAAGCCGCTGGTGGAGGAAGAAATCTTTCAGGTGGTTCAGCAGATGGCTGAAAGAGCCAAAACCACTTACCACGAGCGGCAGGGGAAATATGACACGATGGGGACCACCCCCAATATCCTCCGAAAGCTGGTCTACTGCGCGGACTGCAAGCGGCCCTTGGTACGCTACAAAAATGTGAACAGCAGCAAGGGGATACGCTACTACGTCTATATCTGCCAGTCTCATGCCGATCATCCCGCTTCCTGCCCCAAGAAGTATTTCCATGAGACAAAGCTGATTGAAATTCTTTGGGACACCTTGCGGCGTGAGATCGCCCTGGCTGAAAATCTGGACAAGTTGGTGCGCCAGTACAGTAAATCCGCAAAGGCGGTCAGCCGTGAGGCGGAAGCCAAACGGGAGATTGCCACCGCGAAGCAGGCTTTCAGACGTGCGGAAATGCTCTATGACAGTTTGTACCAGAATTACGCCGACAAGCTGATGACTGAGCAGGAGTACACGGAGATGAAGCGGCAGTACCGCTCTGATATGGAGCGGGCGCAGGCCCGGTTGGAGGAACTGGAACAGCGGCAGAGGGACGAACGGCAGCGGACCACGGAAAACCCCTGGCTTACCGCCTGCGATCAATTCAAGGAAGAAACCGCGCTGACGGAGGCCATGGCCCACGCACTGATTGAGCGGGTGGAGATTGACGCAGAAAACCGCGTCAGCATTACGCTCCGTTACCGGGATGAGTATAATTCCCTGCTTCGGTTGTTGGCGGCAGCGGGAGAGGCGGTGCCCGTATGAGTGGCGTCACCGCAAAATATATCCGGCTGTCCGCAGAGGACAACGATTTAGGTGAAAGCGGAAAGACCGAATCCAACAGCGTCACGAACCAGAGAAACTTGCTGGATGCCGTTATCAGCCGTACCCCGGAATTGGCGGATTCCCATGTAGTCGAGTTCTGTGATGACGGATGGAGCGGCAAAAACTTCGAGCGTCCCGGCTTTCAAGCAATGATCGCCCAGGTGCGGGCGGGGAAAATCCAATGTATCGTGGTGAAGGATTTATCCCGGTTTGGCCGTGATTATCTTACAGTCGGCAACTACATTTCCAGCGTATTCCCCTTCCTGGGAGTGCGGTTTATCGCCGTCAATGATGGCTTTGACAGCATCCGGCCAGCCGATATTGACAGCCTGGAAACCTCCTTTAAGGCCCTCATATACGACCTATACAGCCGGGACCTGTCCCGGAAGGTGCGGAGCGCAAAGCGTTTCCGCGCCCAGCAGGGAGACTTTCTTTCCCCTTTTGCTCCCTATGGTTACGTCAAGGACCCGGCTGACAGAAGCCGCCTTGTGATAGACCCGGAGGCGGCGGAGACGGTGCGGCGTATTTTTCTCATGACGGCGGACGGCCAGAGGAAGGAACAGCTTGCACGACAGCTCAACGCGGAGGGCGTACCTACTCCCATGCTTTACAAGCGGGCGGCTGGGTGTACCCGTACCAAATGGAACAACCTGTTTGACGAAAACTTTTGGACGGGCAGTCTGATTTACGGCATCCTGCGGGATGAACGCTATGTTGGCAGGATTGTCTATGGAAAGCATACTCGTGACCGGATCGGTCATGCCCATGTGGTTCGGGTTGACCGTGAGGACTGGATTGTTGTAGACGATACTCATGAGGGTATTGTTACTCAGGAAGAATTTGACCGCGCACAGGCGGCAATACGAGCCTTGGAACGTAGAGCGGTCAAACATCATAGGCATCCCTTGCAGAAGAAAATCCACTGTGGAATCTGCGGCTATGCCATGAGCCGGGTGCAGGGGTCAGCGCCGTATTTCGTGTGCCGTACTTCTCGCATGAATTCCGACTATACTTGCAGGGAGAGGATACCCGAAGCGGACATTCTGGATACTGTGTCCGAAGGGCTTCATGTGCAGGCGTTGATAGCGGTGGAACTGAGCCGGTTATGGGAGGAACAGTGCCAGGGCCGGAAAAAGGATATTACCGCCACGAGGAAAAACCTCGCGGGACTGCGGGAGAAACACCAGCGGCTTTCCCAGCAGGTCAGCGGCCTCTATGAATCCTTTGCATTGGGCGAGATCAGCAAGGCGGAATATCTCACCGCAAAAGCTGCCGCCGCAAAACAGCGGGATGATGCCGCTGTCCAGATCACCGAGTTGGAGGCCGCACTGGAGAATATGGACACGGACGGCAGCTTGCGGAACGGTTTTGTCTCTGCTTTTGGGAAGTATCTGGAGGTGGAGGAAATTACCGATGAGATTGTGGCGGATGTTTTGAAAGAGGTCCGCATCCACCCTGGTGGGCGAATTGAAACCATCTGGAATTACCGGGACGAGTTGAAAAAACTGATACTTGATTTGCAAGGAGATCATCAGAATGGAGAATAAAAGAGCCTGGATTTATTGCAGGGTCGCACACCCTGACGCACACGCGCTGGCGGCTCAACAGGCCAGTCTGGAGGCATATGCGGAAGTACATGGCTTTAAGATTGTGGGCACGACTGCCGAACAAGCCAGCGGATTAGACTTCTCCCGCCGGGGGCTGGCCGAGGTTTCCGGCGCGGTGGCCGCTGGGGACATTGACCTTCTGCTGGTAGCAAACCTCTCCCGCTTGGGGCGGGATGTTGGAAGGACGGACGCTTATCTGCGCTGGCTGGAAGATCAGTTTGTTGAGGTGGTCTGTGCTGACGGCGCTGTGCCACAGACGGCCACCGAGATACTGCGTGAGTTGGTGAACACAAGCAGGACAGATTACAGATAGTCCCAAGCAGGGGCCTCTCCATCCAAGAACTTGGACGGAGAGGCCCTTAATCCGTATAAAATTGGGGTGAAATACCATGGATATTAGATTTGCCGATACGACAGAAGCCGCCTATCAGGACCGGGTTTGCAGTATCCTCGCATCACTCAGCCTAATGGTAGACGCTCAAAAACATTCGGGAGATTGTAACGGAAATCTCCGGTGGCTGTACCGACGTGAAATGGAGTACCATTACAGACGAGCGGTTTTTGAAGCCCTTCGGCTGCTGGGTATTCTGATTCACGACACCGGCATTGTAAATGAAACAAACCTGAACCGACTTTGCGAGAACGGGCACACCGCGCTGGAAGATTTAATTAGCAGATATGCCAAGTGTTTTGATACTGAGGTCGAGTAGTCCCGCAGTTGAAACCATTCGGAAGTGTTCATAGTTTATTTACATTTAATTTTTGTTCCGTGCTTGACATTGGCGGATGACGGCCACACGGGAACCGATACGGAACGTGAAAGTTTCCAGCGGCTCTTGGGGGATGTAATGAGCGGGAAAATCAACTGCGTTGTGGTGAAAGACCTTTCCCGTTTCGCCCGGAATTATAGCGATGCCGGAAGTCTGATTGATAACCTTTTTGTGCAGATGGGCGTCCGCTTTATCAGCTTGGCCGAGGGCGTGGACAGCTACCTAAACCCGGATAGCGTGAACAGCATTATCGTTCCGATAACAAACGTGATGAATGACCAGTATTGTTATCAGACCTCAAAGAAAATCCGGCAGGTTTTCGATTACAAGCGGCGCAACGGCCAGTACATCGGCTCTTTTGCTCCCTACGGCTACATAAAAGACCCCAAAGACAAGCACCAGCTAATCGTTGACCCGGAGGCCGCTGA